CTATCGTATGGCCCTCCTGCAGCAGGCAAGTACGCTTGCTGGTGATAGCGAGATGGTAAAGGCCCTGATCACTAAGGAACTCATTAGTATGCTGGCTCCTACAGAAGACACAGCAGAATACGAAGCAGTATATGTGAATAGCATCCCAGATCAGGCAGTGCGTAATCTACTTCTGGATGAAGCCAACGAGGCCGTCACCGCAGACAATCTATACTCCATGATCCCTGAACCTAATCCAGAGATGACTAAGGAAGAGATCGCTGCTATTGAACAAACCAGAATCAATGCAGAGCAAGAAGAGGGTGTTGGTGAGTTTGGTAGTGCAGACAATGCCAGTATCCTGGGAGGTCCTGGAACGCCCACGACTCCTATGGGAACTTCATATTACCCCTCGCAAGCCATAGCCGTGCAAATAACGGGGCTCAACACCGGAAGATAATACTTGACTTCTCATAAAACTGGTCTTATATTAAAAAGTATGAGCCTAGTTAAAACATTGCCGCCTTCAACAATATTCTCTCGCCAGCGATCAATGGCAAAGATTAGAGAAATAGAATGGAAACTCACCTTTGAGGAATGGTGGGATATTTGGCAACAATCAGGAGTATATCATCTCCGCGGCAGAGGCGCAGGAACTTATTGTATGAGCCGTTACGGTGATACTGGTGCCTATGAAGTAGGTAATGTCTATATCAATAGTAATGAACAGAACGCCAGTGAAGCACATAAAGGTAAAAAACAAGATCCTGCTTTGATTGAGCGTCGGCGACAAAAACTAATAGGCGTAAAGCATAGTGAAGAACGCAGGCTTGCTAATAGTTTGGGCCAAAAGAATAGTAAAAAAAATGTATTCGTAAATGGACTTTACGATTGTTCTAACAGGATTCCTTGGAATAAAAAATAGTCAATACTATATTAGTTCTCCCGAGCATAAATAACAATACGCTGGCAACGTTATAGCCAAGGAGAACAAACAAAATGGATGCACGAATCCAAACCGGTGGTCACGACAACCAAGCAGCCGCAGGCGCTGTCCAACAGCCTGAAGCAGATACACAAGTCAATGCAGGTGCTATTCGTAAGAGCACCACTAACTCAATCCTGAATGCACTTTCGCAGGCATCTGGACAAAACTTTGAGTCAGTAGAAGCAGCGTTAAGTTTCATGGCAAGGACTTCTGCATCTCAACAAACCGGTGGCTCCGCACAGCCAGTGGAAGAACCGCAACAGCAACGCGCTGGTCGCGTCACTACTAACGATCTGCATGAGCAGTTCAGTAAACTACAATCGGACCTGGCTCGCAAAGACCAGATGATCCGTGAGCGAGAACTGGACAGTGATATTCAGCGTGCTATGGGTGACCGATTTGATCCAGACCTGTTAGATTATGCATTAAGTAAGGTTAAAAGCAATATTCAGTGGAATAGTGATGGTACCTACAACATAATCAATGGTAAAGGACAAGAGCGTTACGGTATTGACGGCAATCCACTTACCATCCAGGGGTTAGTCCAAGAAGTAGCCGCAGGTAATCCCAAGCTACTAAAGCAGAATACGCTCTCCTCTGGATCTGGTCTACGTCCCGGTCAAGGTAACTTTGCTGGTGCTCCGCAAGACTCTATTCCTGACTATTCTAAGGATCCTGCCGCGTTCAATGCTTGGGCGCAAAAATCAGGTCTAGGTAAGAATGTCGGTCTAAAGATTATGCAAGTATCAGCCACAAGCTCAATGCCGGGGAAAACTATCATCTAAAATAACAGCCAACAAAAGGAGAATCTCAAATGGCTTACGTACTCGGTGGATCGGATGGCGAAAACTATGGTTTCACATTCGCAATCGCAAACTTCGCACTACGTGCAATGCACGAATCACTCGGTCTAGTTAATATGACTAACGTTGTTACCCCAACTCAGGGTAATCAGTTCTTGGTGCCAAATTTCGCACCCATTACGTACCAAGACTTCAATCCAGCGGGCTCTAATGTTGCTCCTTGGAATACTGGTAACGCGACTGTCCAGAATCCTGCTATGTCTCAGACCAGCATCTTGGCATCACCTGCAGTAGCAACTACTGCCTTTGATATCTTCCTGGGTTGGACTACTAGCTTCCAGTTGGCAGCAACTCTCGGTGCAGAACTCGGCGACTCATTCGCTGAAAAGGTTGACCAGCGTGTCTGCCAAGCATTCGCCAATGGCACTGCTTCAGAGACTGATGGCACTGCAACTCCAGTAGGTCAGACAACTGGCTTCAAGCCAACTCCAGGTAACACATTCTATCCTCAGAGTGCTGACGGATACTATCGCGTCCTGCGTCTTGGTGCTCTTGAACTCCTCCCAGCAGGCGGCAACGTTCTCGCTGGTACAGGTGGCTTCACTGAGAATACTGTTATCGGCCTGATCCGTCTCGCCAAGCAACAGTTCAAGATCGCTCGTATGACTGGTAACCCAGTTGTTGTTCTTGACAGCAACGGTATCGTAACTGAAGCAACTGTAGGCGCAGTGGGCGGAAGCGGTTCTTCATTGACTCGCCTTCTCGCAGAACTAACTGGTGGTTCAGTCTCTGGTCCATCTTCAGGTGGTTCTAACCTATCTGCTCTTGGTAATGAGTTGCTACAGACCGGCAAGATTGAAAACGTTTATGGGGTTATGGTAATGTTCACCACATTCCTTCAGCATACAACTCGCACAATCGCTGGTACTGCTTCTACTCCTTGCCTCGTAGGCGCATACTTCGGTGAGAGTGCTCTGTTCACTGTCATGAAGGAAGGTCTACAGATCAAGCTGGGTGAAGTACCAGGTGGCTTGCAGAACTGGTTGACTGGTGTCGGTTACTTCGGTAGCGGCGTTGGTGACCAGCGTCGTGGTGGTGCCATCAATATCGTTCAGGACGCTTAATCTAAAAATCTAGGAGATAATCAATGTCTGTACCATATCAGCGAATCTCTAATGCGACTGTCCAGGACATAAAGTTCTATGATCCAGCAGCGTATCGCAGAGCAGAAGCCCTCAATACCGACTGGGAACCATACTTTCGTGTGGGATCACAGGAATGGCTTTACAAGTTAGAGTTTGGCTGGTGGAACAAGTACTGCGACACGGTTCTAGGAGCGTACTATTATGCAAACTTGCCTAATGGTGCGCTCATCTCCAGTTTCAATCCTAGCCTACTCATCAAGAGTGACCAGACCTTAATACGCCTGGACACATTTGGTGCAGTTCTAGTGTTCTATGAATCACTTGTCACTGAAGTCAGTAATATGAACGATGTGGATAAGATGAACTATGACTTTGCTAAGGATAGGTGCGACCGTGAGTGGATTAAAGCATTGGAGTTAATGAACTTCTATAATCTTTATGGCAACTCACCAAACGGTCCTACCACGAAACTGGAAGAGAACTGGACCGCTGACGTAGATTACTTTAATGGTGACAGGAGATTCTTCTAATGTATAATCCTGGCAATATGCCTTATATCACTGGTGATGGGGTATATAGAATGGTAAAGTTCTATATACCTCAGAACTGGGATGTCCCAGTATTCAGTAATACTGACTGGGCCAGCGATGATGATATTGTCAGGTTTGGTATCTACATTAGCGACATCGTGACTACAAGCAGGACTCCCAATCAACTGGCAGTAAACAAAGGTGGCAACATCTATAATGCAGTGGATGAGTTCTATATCGCTTACATCAGTTTCCAGACTGATCCCTATCTGGATCGTGTAAGAGATATGATAAGCAGCCTAGTCACACAGAATATTCCTGGAACTGATCAGCAGTTCATGGATGGCTACTTTGACCGTAGCTACCAAGAAGTGCTGAACTATGGACCACAAAGACAACGATACACCTGGACTTTTAAGTTAACAAGATTAGAGTTTCAATAGCCAGCACACAAGGAGAACTGTAAGATGGCACGTATTACAACCAACACTAACGGTACACAGCCCGTTATCAAGATTGCGTATGCAGGTGCTAACCTTGCCAACGCAAACGTTACACTAACTATCCCATACATCCAAGATATCACTATCACCAACTCTACTGGTGTCTATATGTACACTGACTTCAGTGATACAGACCAGCGCAAGCTCAGCACACCGGCAGACAACAAGTTGGCAACCAACATCGTCGTAGACAGCGTAACCTACTTCGGTAATGCCAATGCTACTGCAAACACTGCAGTATACGACGGTATCGCTCTGCTCTCAGTAAACAAGCAACCGCTTGACTTTGAAATCTACTGGAACGGAACTGCCAACGGTGCATACACCTACACTGGTACTGGGTTCATCACTAACCTCGCACCAAAGACTACACCAACTCAGCCTGTCTGGATCACTCCGATGGAAATCGCTGTTGACGGTGCCTACACTGTAGGAAGCGTAGCCTAAGCAAGCTGGGGGGCATCTCTAAAACGGGTGCCCCCTTTTTTAACAAGTCGTAATGGAGAACAAATCGTGAACGTATGGTTCAAGACCAGAGAAGAGAAGCTTAGGAGCCTGCTTGCCGATGAGGCAAAGAACAGCGACATCCTTAAAACTCTGTACACCACAGTAAAACAACTACAAGCCAAATCTGGCTTTCGTATAGCATTGCTCAACCAACTGCTGGACGAAGAAGAAAACGATAAGTAATAGAAACAAATCACAAGGAACAAATCACATGAAACTATCACAACTATCAGCCAAACCAGTACTCGTTCTCATCTCACTTGATGATGAAGAAACTATCCAAGAATATAATGAGCCTCTAGAGTTCTATACTTGGGACCGTCAACCAATGGATGTATTCATGAAGTTGGCGAGCATTGATCCCGCATCAACAAACATCAATATCATTGAGATTGTCAGAACACTGATCCTTGATGAGGAAGGCAAGGAAATCCTATCCAAGGAGAATATGCTGCCTCCTAAGGTCCTTATGAAGGCAATCACAAAGGTAAGCGAACTACTGGGAAAGTAACAGGCAGCACTATAAAACTCCAATCTAAGGAGTTGTATATAATCTTGACTATTGAGACAATGGCTAAACGATATAAGATGTTACCAAGCGAAGTATTAGAACGTGCCACTACTTACGACTTGTATCTTATGGATGTTGCTATGAGTTATCACAACTACGAGATGGAAAAGATTAATAACAATGGTGTTGCCCCGGCCCCAGACCTAACTGAACAAGAACTAATGGAAATAATGAATAAGGTAAAGTGATATGAAACTGAACTCAATAGTCCAATCTGCGACACTGGAACGATTCATCATTGATGATGAAGAAATCGTCGCGGAATATGGCGATGAACTTGAGTTCTATGCATATCACGATGCCGCCCTTGCTGGCTTAAACTTCATAGAAGAACATGAAGTTACATATGAAGAAACAGTTGATATCCTTAAACTACTCATCTTAAATAAAGACGGTCTCCCTGTGGTCAAGTCAGGCTATAAGTTGCCAAACAAAGTTATGTTAGCGGCTTATAGCCTGATGAAACAAGTATGGATGAGGTAAAAGATGGCCAGCATATTAAACTCAACTCCCAGCGTATCACTCACTAAAGGTCCAATATCCTTTAAGATCAATGATATCGCCTATCAGCAAAAACTAAAGAAGTTGCAATCAGTGAAGCAGGTGGTTATGCCCAATGTTTATAACTTCTTCAAATCCAAGACACCTATAAGATCAGGTAATGCCAGAAACAATACAACTTTAGGTTCTAATATGGTCATCCAAGCAGATTATCCCTATGCAGGTGTGCTGGATGCAGGTCGTGGAAATAGAGATGGTCAGATGAGAGGATCCGATCAGGCTCCTGATGGTATGACTAAGCCTACTAAAGTAGAAGCCGCACGATTAGTGAAACAATACATTAATACCTTTGGGAGAAGATAATGGCTCAAGATATTAGCATCACAATGGGTTTGGACGACACACAAGTCCTATCCGAACTCAATAAACTAGGAACAACAGTAAACACTGTTGCAGGTAATATTAAACTCAAGATGCAAGAAGTGTCTGAAAGTATTGCAACTGTGGGTGAAGCCGTAAAGGCTTCCAGCGAAACCTTTGAGAAGTTCGGCGCTGTTGTGATCGGAATCGGATTTGCTGAGTTTGTCCGTGGTGCATTCGAAGCCGCCAGCCAAGCAGTGAATACTGCAAGTTCGTTAGGTATAAGCACCCAAAGTTATATGGAAATGAGCACCGCAATGGTCGCCGCTGGTAAGAAAAGCGAAGACTTAGGTATAGCATTATCCAAGATGGAAATCGCTGCTGGTAAAGCCGCTGACGGCAATCAGCAGATGATCACTGCCTTCGCACGGGTAGGCATCTCTATGGATTACCTAAAGACGCATGATGCTTCCGAAACCTTCAACAAGATTGCTAAAGCATTAGCCGATATGAAGAGTCCGTCTGAAAAAGCATTAGTGATGCAAGAACTATTGGGCAAGGGATTCAAGGGCGCCGACTTAGAAAACTATGTAAAACAATATGAAAAACTAAACGGTACTATGGCCGGATCAGCCGAGGCTACCGAAAAGGCTGCAGAGTTCACTGACCAGTTAAAAGAAGGTATTAGACAACTTCAGGTTAAGGTTATTGAAATAATAGAAAAGTTGACTGGATTACGAGGAGATGATGTTTCTGGTATCCTAGGAAGCAAAAAGGCTGCAGAACTACTAGTTGGAGTATTCACAGCCCTTACCGCAGGTGCAGTATTAAAAGGTGTAGTTAGTATTATTGATGCAGTAAAATCATTAGGTGCTGCGTTCATAGGAACTTCAGAAGCAGCAGCCGTCGGTGCTACAGCCACAACTGCCTATACAACAGCAACCTTAGGTGCGGCCACTGCCAACCTTTATAACTCAGCCGCTGTAGGAAGATTATTAACCCAGTTAGTCAATAAAAGTTTGGCTGAACAGGCTGCTGCTGCTGAAGAGGCTGCAGGAACAACTACCAGCCAAGCATATGCAGCAGCACAAGAAGAAATCGCAGCAACAACTGCTCAGGTAACAAGACTGACTATTGCTAGAGCATCAGCACAACAAGCATTGAATGCAATATTAATGGAAGGTGCTGCTACTACCGAAGGTATGGCAGTAACAACTGCAGCATCTGTGGGAGTCTTCGCAAGATTATCTGCTATGCTTACTGGAATAGGTGAAGCGATAGCAGGTGTTGTTGCTGGCTTTAGTCTTATGTCTGCTGGCATCGTTGCTGCAGTCGCTGCGGCTGTAGCAGTAGTTGCCACATTAGGTGTTGTAGTTTGGAAAGCCTTCGGTCCTGAAATAATAGATGGATTAAAAAAGGCCTGGCAAGGCTTCAGTGACTTTGTGCTTGGAATCTTTAAAGGTATTGAAGAAGCATTTAAGAAGTTTACTGGTTGGTTTGATAAGTGGACAAGTGAAGCC